GAGCAGACGGCTGGCGCCAAGCTCAACATCACCTACTACGCTTGAGGCTCCCATGAACGTGATTGGTGACAACGCCGCGCAGGTCAACTACGTTGACTACTTCACCAAGCAGTTGCCCAAGGATCTTGCGGCAATGGCCGAACTGCGCGACGAACTGGCCAAGCGCCAGGGTGCGCTGACGGCGGTGGATGAGGCTAACAAGCTCAAGGCCGATGCCGTCGAGGCGCTGGCCAAGGCCAAGGCTGAAGCCAAGGCGCTGGTGGATGAGGCCAACGAGGCCAACCAGAAGGCCAAGGCCGACGCTGCGCTGGCCAAGGCCCAGCTGGCCTCGGAAGCCGCCCAGGTTGCGGCGCAGTCCAAGGATCTGTCGGCGCGGGAGAAGGTTCTCTCGCAGCGCGAAAAGGCGGTGACCGCCCGTGAGGAGGATGTCACCAAGCGCGAAGCGGTTGTGGAATCTGCCGCAGCCAAGTATCGTGCTGAACAGGATGCGCTCAACGAGCGCGTCAAGGCCTTCCAGCAGAAGGTCGCGGCCCTGACGGCCTAGTACATTTTACCCTACTGGTGGGGATCACCAGGTATCCGCAAGGAAACCAATGTCTGAAGTTGTTGAAGTAGCGGCAGAACCGGCAGAAGTGCCGGCGACCTCCGTTCCAGAGCAGGAAGCCACGGCGGCGCCTAGCCCTGAAACTACGCCGGAGCAACCCGCAGCCAAGTCTTTCTCGCAGGAAGAACTGGATGCAATTGTTGCAAAGCGGCTCGCACGCGAGCAGCGCAAGTGGGAAAGACAGCAGGCCAACCGACCGCAGGCGGCAAGTCCGCCAGCCGAAGTGCCGCCCGCAGATCAGTTCCAAAGCCCGGAAGCCTACGCGGAAGCGCTGGCAGCCAAGAAGGCCGAGGAGTTGCTGCAGAAGCGCGAGGCTGAAAAGCAGCGGATGGAACTGCTAGAGGCTTACCACGAACGGGAAGAAGAAGCCCGGGTCAAGTACGACGACTTTGAACAAGTCGCCTACAACCCCACGCTTCGCATCACCGACGTGATGGCCCAGACGATCCAGGCCTCCGATCTGGGGCCGGACTTGGCGTACCATCTGGGGTCTAACCCCAAGGAAGCCGAGCGGATCGCCCGCCTGCCGCCGTTCCTGCAAGCCAAGGAGATCGGCAAGATTGAGGCCAAGCTGGCCGACAATCCGCCGGTCAAGAAGACGACCAGTGCTCCAGCACCGATTGCTCCGGTGACGGCCCGCGCATCGTCCGCTTCGACTTACGACACGACTGATCCTCGCTCGATCAAGTCGATGTCCACGTCCGAGTGGATCGAAGCCGACCGCCAGCGCCTGATCAAAAAGCTGGAAGCTGAATCCCGGTATCGCTAGTTCCACAACTTGTAGAGGATTTATATATGGCCAATTCACTGTTGACGATTGATCAAATCACCCGTAAGGCGCTTTCAATCCTTGAAAACAGCCTCGTTCTCACGCGCAACGTCAACCGCGCCTACGACGACAGCTTTGCCGTTCAGGGTGCCAAGATCGGCTCCACGCTGCGTATCCGTAAGCCGGATCGCGCTCTGGTGACCGACGGTGCCGCCCTGCAGGTGCAGGACGACAACGAGCAGTACACCACGCTGACGGTTTCCAACCAGAAGCACATCGGTGTGAACTTCACCACTGCTGAACTCACGATGCAGCTGGACGACTTCGCTGACCGCGTGCTCAAGCCGCGTATCAGCCAGCTGGCCTCCAGCATCGATGCCGACGTGGCCAATGCGTACAAGAGCATTTACCAGTCGGTTGGCTCGCCCGGCTCGACGCCTTCGACGGCGCTTGTGCTGCTGCAGGGCCACCAGAAGCTCAACGAGATGGCCGCTCCGCTGTCGCCTCGCTATGCCACGGTGAACCCGGCTGCCAACGCCTCGCTGGTTGACGGCCTGAAGGGCCTGTTCAACCCGACTTCGACCATCAGCCGCCAGTTCAAGAACGGCATGATGGGCGAGGGCGTGCTGGGCTACGAGGAGATCAACATGAGCCAGTCGATCGTGAACCACACGAACGGCGACTGGGGCACGTCGATCACTGTCACCTCGTCGGTCACGACGCAGGGCGCCACCTCGCTGGGCATCAGCTTCACCGGCTCCAGCAAGACCTGGAAGGCTGGCGACGTGTTCACGATTGCCGGCGTCTACGCCGTCAACCCGCAGACCCGTCAGTCCACCGGCTCGCTGCAGCATTTCGTGGTCACCGCTGATGCCAGCGGCTCCTCGACTGCCACGCTGTCGATCAGCCCGGCCATCTACACCGCCTCGCACGCGCTGGCGACTGTGGATGCCTTCCCGGCTGGTTCGGCTGTCGTGACGATGCTGGGTACGGCTTCGGCGCAGAACCCGCAGAACCTTGTCTACCACAAGGATGCGATCAGCTTTGCCACCGCCGACCTGCTCATGCCGCAGGGCGTGGACATGGCCTCGCGCCAGGTTCACAACGGTATCTCCATGCGTATCGTCCGCCAGTACGACATCAACAACGATCGGCTGCCTTGCCGTATCGACGTGCTGTACGGCTACTCGGTGATCCGCCCGGAAATGGCCGCCCGCATGTGGGGCTGACCTGACTGGAGCGCGGGTTAACCCCCGCGCTCCTTCCAACCTCTTTTAGGAGTATCTGACAATGGCTTTTCCCTCTTACGGTGGTGGTTTTCAGGTCGGTGACGGCAACGTCAACGAGTTCCAGATCGGCGTGCAGGCTGATCCGCAGACGGCTACGGCCACTGCGACGCTGACCACGGCGCAGACGCTGGGCGGTCTGCTGGTTGCCAACCCCAGCACTTCGGCGGCTGCGTACACGCTGCCGACGGCGGCTTCGCTGGATGCGGCGCTGGTCAACCCCAAGACCAACAGCACTTTCGAACTGAAGCTGGTGAACCTGGGCACCTCGTCCGGTGCGGTCACGATGACGGCTGGCACCGGCTGGACGCTGGTGGGCAATGCGGTTGTCGCGGTCACTTCGTCGGCGCAGTTCCTGGCCCGCAAGACGGGTTCGGGTGCGTGGACGCTGTATCGCGTCGCCTGATTGGCTAGGGGGCCGCAAGGCCCCCTTCCTTCATGGTCATCTATCTTCGGCACCCGGTGCATGGCACCAAGGTGGCCATTTCCGACATCGAAGCCGCGCAGGATCTGCGAAACGGCTGGATTGTTTTCAACCCGGATTTGCCTGCCGCTGCGGTTGCTTCCGAGCCGGAACCGGTGAATAATCTGCCGAGGCGCCGGCGCACTTCTATGTAGGGCTGACATGCAAAAGTACACCAATGCCATCCAGGACGTTCACGGTAATGCGGTGGCAGGGGCGACGATTGCGGTCTACCTGTACGGCACGCTGACGCCTGCCACGATCTACTCGGACAATGGCAGCACTGTCATTGCCTCCAGTAGCGTCACGTCCGACTCGACGGGTGAGTTCTACTTCTACGCGGCCAATGGCCGCTATACGTTGTCTGTCTCGGCGCCGCAGTTTGCATCCGAGCAGGTGTCGGATGTGTACCTGTATGATCCGACCGTGGCCAACGTGGTGGACACGTTTACGGCTACGGCGGGGCAGACTGTCTTTACGCTCACCAGCGCGCCGGGCGACATTGACGCGCTGACGGTAATCCTGAACGGCGCTTCGCTGACGCCGACGAGCGAATACACGCTTTCCGGCGTTACTTTAACGCTGGTGCTAGGCGCCGCGGCTGGCGACACTCTGGTGGCGCGCTACGGCCTGCCGACTTCGCAGCAGGTCATTGCAGATGGGGCTGTGACCGACGCTTCGGTTGCGCCAGGTTCGGTTCTGGCCAACCTGATCTCGCAAGGCCCGATCGAGCCTTACGTCAACATCGTCACGGCTACGGCTGGCCAGACGGCGTTCTCGCTGTCGTTCAACCCCGGCAGCCTGAACAACCTGCACGTCACGCTCAACGGCTCCAAGCTGCAGAACGGCGTGGACTTCACTTGGGCTAGTACGACGGTCACGCTGGCAACCGGCGCGGCTGCCGGCGATGTGTTCATGGCGCAGTACACGCGCAGCACCAGCGTGTCCTCTGTCCCGTCCGGTTCGGTTCTTGACGTATCGGTTGCCACCGGTTCCAAACTCTACAATCGCATCAACGACTGGGTATCGGTCAAGGACTTCGGCGCAGATCCTACCGGCGTGGCGGACAGCACTGCGGCAATTGTTGCCGCGCTGGCCACGGGGCATGACGTTCTCATACCTGACGGCACTTACCGGCTCGCTCCGACGGCTGTTCAGAACATCGCCAACAATGGCTACCAGCGCCTGTACGGTGAGGGCAGCGTCACGTTGAGCGTCAATCTGGCGTCCAGCATTGACCTGTTCTCGTTTGCTGGCCCGGTCTCGCTTGAGAATCTGACGATAGATTTCAATGCGTCGTACTGCCGCTACGCGTTCAAGTGGGCCGCAAGTGTCGGCCATGTCCGTGTGTCGAACGTGCGCGTGCGCAATCTCAAGGACACGGATTCCACGACCGGCTCGATTACGTTCTGGTTGATCTCCACGGGCAACACCTTTGAGTTTGCCGGCGTCAAGGCATACCTGATGCTCAAGCGCGGCAACGGGACGATCGGTGACGCGGCTGGCAGCTACAACCTGATCTACGTCGGCGGTGGCACTGGGGCCACGCAGGGTTCTATCCGCGACGTGTTCGTGAATGAGATTCACAATATCAATGCGTCGGATCAGATCATCTACGAAGACACCGCTGGCATCTATGTACAGACCGACAGCGGCGATACCGCAAACCGTGTCGAGATCAGTGACGTTAGCGGCGTAAACTTCGGCAAGCGGTTGCTCAAAATCCATGCGTCCAATGTCAATGTGGACGGTGTGACGGGCTATTCGACCGAGGGTGATTCGCTTGGCGTAATCGGGTTCATTACCGGGCAGACGTTTGGAGACAAGTACGGTTGCTCTGCTTCCAATGTTAGAGCCTACGGCAACATGGAGGCAGCGTTCTTCAACGATGCCCCTGGAACTCGATGGAAAAATGTGATCGCCAGCGTGCAGCCCGGTACCAAGGCCGGCATGACCAACTCCGGCTTTGGGTTGCTGGTCAGCGGGGAAAGCACCGAGGTTGACGGCTTTACCTGCGACTCCGAGCGCATCATGGCCATCGGATCTGCTGCCAGCGTCCTGAACGATATCCGGCTGTCCAACCTCAATATCACGTTGAACAGCACGGTAACGCAGGGCATCCGCAACGACGCCAATACCTTGGGGTTTGATGGACTGGTGATTGAGAACCTGTCCATCACCGTAGCGTCGTCCATGTCTGCGGCTACGGTCCCGGTGGATCTGTCAACATACCTGAACGGAACGACCATCAAGGGCCGAAACGTCAGCATCCGCAACGTGCAGACCATCAGCGCAGGCCCGGCCAATGCCTACTGCTTGAGCCTGAAGTACATCGAAAATGCATCGCTGCGCGACTTCTTCTACGGCAACACCAGTGGCAATACGCACTTCAGGCTTGCCATCTTCGACACTTGCACCAACGTCAATGTTGACTCGGTGACGGTCGAAGGTGCCAACACGATCGGCGTGTATCTTGTCAGTTGCACCGGGTACAACACGGTCAATCAGGTGCAGAACACCGGCGCAACCATCGCGGCGGTCTACAACAGCAACTCGTCCAACGTCACGGTAAACTACTGCGATCCGGCCAAGGTGTCGGGCGTAACGACTGCGACGTGGATAAACAGCAAGTTGATGACTGGCACGACGGCAAACCGTCCGACGACCGGACTGGTTACCGGCGTTTCGCAGTACTTTGACACTACGCTGGGCAAGCCGATCTGGCGAAACGGCGCGAATTGGGTTGACGCAACGGGAGCCACGGTATGACCATTACCCGCAATCTTGCCAACCGTGCTAGCGACTGGGTTTCGGTCAAGGACTTCGGCGCTGTCGGCGACGGCGTGACTGACGACACGGCTGCGATTCAGGCGGCGATCAACAGTCTGCCGCTCGGGCCTTCGTCGCCGTACTCGCCCAAGGGTTTTGCGCAGGGCGGGCAAATCTACTTTCCGCGTGGACGATACAAGGTTAGCAGCAAGATCACGCTGCGTCGCGGCATCAGCATCTGTGGCGCTAGCCACGAAGCCTCGCAGGTTGTTTCCTTCGTCAACGCAGACAGCGTTTTCCAATACACCGACATTGGCGGGTACATTCAGGACGAGTTCGGCGTCAGCGACATATCCATCTGGCAGGACGCCAGCGTGGTTGCCTTGGCGGGTGCTGCGATTGATCTGATCGACGGCACCTATGCCCCCGACTCTCTGCAGGTTCGCATCGAGAACGTGCTGGTTGAGGGAACATACGACGGTATCCGCATTGCCGCGTGCCTTGCCAGCACGATCAAGAACGCAAATGTTTCCCGTTGTGTGCGCTACGGCCTGCACCTGGCGCAGATCACCACATCCAACACCTCGACCACCCTACAGAACTGCTACACGCACCTGAACGGTTCGCACGGTGTGTTTGTGCAGAGCGCCAGCTACATCAGCTTGCTGGGCTGCGCTTCGGATTCCAACACCGGATACGGCTACTATCTGGACGCCGTGAACGGCTTTGCGATTCACGCCTGTGGTGCCGAGCAGAACACGGTCGGCGGCGCGTACCTGAAGGATACGTTGTCCGGTATTGTGCAGTTACACATCGTCGCGCAGGCCGGTCTGCGTCATGGCATCTCAATGGAGAATGCCAACGGCGTCACGCTGGCGAACTGCGACTTCCTGTCGGACGCGGGCACTACCGGATACGCCGTCAATTTTGTGACGCCAAAGCACGTTCTGGTGCTTGGCCCAAGTTACACGGGCGGGTTTGCTACCAACAAGTTCAGCAGCGCTGACTACGCGCTCACGCTGAACGGTGCTGCGTACATCAAGGGTGGCGATAGCGCCATCTGGACGTTCGGACAGGCTGCTGCCAAGGACACCACTGCGCAGATCGCAAGCGTTGGCAATACCGAAAGCACGGTATCTATCGGCCTTAAGGCCGGCGTTACGTTCACGGCGGCAGATGGTACGCGCAATAGCGCCTTGCAGTCGCAGGCTATCACGGCTAACACTGCAGTGACTTATCCGTTGGTCACAGGTCACTACATCCCCAACGCCGGCAAGGGTGCTGCCAGCACGATCACCCGGCTGGCAGGTTCTTATATCGTCCAGCAAACCCAGGGCGGCACGGCTAACGCCAACGTCATGATCGACGCCGGCAGCGGCACGGTCCCTGCTGGAACGTGGTCGATCTACAATGATTCGACCCGCGAAAATCTGTTCAAGGGGCCGATCCGCTGGGGAACTTCTGGGCCTCTGACGACATTCGGCGCAGGCACGCCCGAGGGTGTAGTCACGGCTCCTGTTGGCTCGACCTACCAGCGGACAGATGGCGGCGCTGGCACCACCCTGTATGTCAAGGAAACCGGCACGGGTAACACCGGCTGGGTTGCGAAGTAAGGAGCGCACATGACCAACGCACGCAATCTTGCCAACCGCTCCACGGATTTTGTCTCCGTCCGCGACTTCGGTGCGCGGGGCGATGGGGTGACCGACGACACGGTTGCGATTCAGGCGGCGATGACTGCCGCCGCTGCATCGGGGGCGACGGTACTGTTTGGCGGCCTGACGTACAACACGACTGCCAAACTGACCTGCAACTGCTCTATCGACGGGCAGGGCGGCACAATCAACGGCTACATCGAGTCCGCTGCAAGCGGGCTGCTGTGGAAAGACATCACTGTTGTCTCCCCGCAAGCCGCGTATGGCATCTACCTGCACGGCTCTGTCGGTACGCGGTACTCGGACATTGTGCTGGATGGCGTCAATGTCACCTTCGCAGCCGGTGCTACGCCTGCCGGTTCGCGCCTGGGCTTGTACCCCACTTACATCGACCGACTGACCGTTCGCAATTGCCACATCCAGTACGGCATTCAGATGATCTCGTGTGCAAATTACACGGTCACCAACAACTGGCTGGACGGCGATGCGTTCCAGAACGACAACGAACTGATCCACGCCAGCATCAATAGCTACGGCATCATTGCCAATAACACGTTCACCAATTCGCTGGACAACTACATCGACCTGTTCTCATCCGGAGACCGCACTATTGTGCAGGGTAACCGGTTCATCGGCTGTAAGTGTAAGACTGGCGCTGCGGTTGAGATCAAGGTATCGCTGACTGACACCAGCAACACGTCTGGCAGTGGCAACGGCTGGGTCGAGCAGATCCTGATTGATGGCAACTACTTCGGCGATACTCGCGCCTATGCGGCGCAGCCGACGCAGATTATCACGGTCTACTACATCGACTCTCGCGCCAGCCCGGTGTTCAGTTGGGCGGATACCCCGCGCAACATCGTCATCAGCAACAACATCTTCGACGGGTTCGACGCGACCAGTCACGGTGCCAGCTACTTCACGCCGGTTTACCTGTACTCGTCCAATGCCGTGCTAATTGAGGGCAATATCTTCCGTAAGATGACCCTTGGCGCATCCTCCAGCGATATGTCCTCCTGCGTCTGGATTGAGAAGTGCCAGGATGTTGTGGTCAGTGGCAACCGCATCTCGATGAAGGACGGCACTGGCGTGTCGCTGCATGACGCCTGCACGAATATCACGATTGCCAACAACCATATGCTTGACGACCTCAATACTTCCGAGGTTCTCAAGTACGGCATCCGTATTGCCAAGGAAGGGTCGCGGCCCGGCCCAACGGTCACCAATTCCAAGTTCATCGGCAACACGATGAAGGGCAGCATTGGTACGTTCCGGCACCTGATCACCGGCAGTTCGACGATGACTGACTGCGTGGTGTCGGGTAATTTCTGCTATGAGCAGGCCACGTTTGAGGCCCCCTCGCGGTGCGTCTTTACCGGCAACCACTTTGAGGCAACCAGTCGCCCGGACGCTGCCATCTTTGGCGCAATCTCTGCGATCTGTGCGCATAACGTGCTTACGAGCAACTTTGTCAAGTCGCCGTCTGCTACGCCCAAGTCTGGTTTCACGATCTACCGGATGCGCGGCAGTACGATCAACGACAACACGTTCTATTACTGCACAACCGGATTGGCCTTTGCTGGGACAAATACAGCTGGCGAACTGGATTACCTGAACATCAAGGACAACTTCAGCGTTAGCCAGACTTCTGCAAACTTCCCTAACTACGCTAGCATGAACGCGGCAGACACTGCGTTGCTGCAAGCCAGCAACAACCAGAAGATTACCTGACAGGACATCACGCCATGCCTATCGTACTTTCTTCCGCTCCTGGTGCCACGACGGCAAGCGATCTGATCAACGGCGCGCTGCGCCTCTTGGGCGTCTTGGCTGAAGGCGAAACGCCGTCGGCGGAAACCTCGGCGGACGCGCTGCTGGCCATGAACCAGATGATCGACTCGTGGAACACCGAACGCCTGGCGGTTTACTCGACGCAGGATCAGGTGTTCACCTGGCCCGCTGGCGTCATCAGCCGCACGCTGGGGCCGACGGGCGACTTCATCGGCAACCGCCCGGTGCTGCTGGACGATGCCACCTACTTTCGCGACGCCTCCACGGGCGTAAGCTACGGCATCAAGATCATCAACCAGCAGCAGTACGATGGAATTGCGGTCAAGACGGTGACCA